GCAAGCATCTGCTATCTCTGCTAACTCAAGCGGAACTGGCGGCGGAAGTGATGAGACACAGTTCACATTCGACTCACCAGTATTCTTGAAGTCTGGTAAAGACTACTGTATCACATTGAAGCCTGCAGGTGACAATGATGAATATGCTGTCTGGGTTGGTGAACTTGGTGGCACTGATGTTGATGATAGTCGTATCATTAATAAACAGCCTGCTTCTGGTGTTCTATTCTCATCTGCTAATGATAAGGCTTGGACTGCAATTCAAGCAGAAGACTTGAAGTTCAATCTATATCGTGCTAACTTCACAACAAGCACTGGCACAGTCTACATTGAAAACGATGATGTTGACTTCTTGAACTTTGATAATATCACAGGAACATTTAATGCTGAAGAGAAAGTAACTGGTGAATCTGTTCTTGTTGTTGCAAATACACAAGACCTTGCAGTTGGAACCGTCATTAGAAATAAAACAAATGTCGCAAATGGAACAATTCGTTCTATCGGAACATATGGCGGTGGTCAAGTTGCTATTAAAATTGACAACTATGGCACATTCCCAACAACGGGCGATGCTGAAAATCTGTATGTTGGTGCAAGCACATTCGTAGGAAATGTTGTATCGTTTACTGCAAATACCACATCAGGGTTTATTGATTTCTTAGATACAACAAATCTAAGAATGAATGTAAAAGGCTCCTCTGCGTCATTCGCAAATGGCTACATTCGTGGCACAGTGAGTGGTGCATCTGCTAGAGTTCTAGCCGCTAACAATGTTGTGATGAATGCTCTTATTCCTAAGATTCCTCAAGTAACTTATGCAAACACTTCTGCATCTTGGGGTGCTAGACTTACAAGCACTGGCGGAACAATTAGCACATCTTATACCAATATCGATTTGGGTGTTGAGAATGAGTTCCGTGATGCTGAAAAGAAAGTCTTCGGCCTTACAAATGAGTCTGGGCTAGCCGCAGTTGGTGGTTCTCAGAAGTCACTCATTCTAAAAGGAACACTTTCAACTACAGATACGAAACTATCACCTGTTGTTGACTTGTCAAGAGCAAATGCATATGTTATTGAGAACTTTATTAACAACTCATTTAGCACTGAAATCAATGAAGTTGGTAATGCTGATATGAGATACATCTCTAAGCCAATCGAACTTGCTGATGGACAAGATGCTGAAGATATCAAAATTTATGTAAATGCATACAAGCCTTCTGGCACTGATGTTAAAGTCTACGCCAGAATCCATAATGCTGAAGATGGTCAAGCATTTGAAGATAAAGACTACACACTACTCACACAGATTACCGCATCTAATGTAATCTCAGATAGTGTTGATACAACAGACTTCAAAGAGTTTGAGTATGGCTTCTCTGCAAATACAGATGGTGATAACTTCCTCGGTTCAAATGCCGATAATCAAGCGAAACTAAATAGTGCTAATAACAATGTTGTATCTTATAGAGATTCAGATGGTGCTGTTTATGCTACTTACAAGACATTCGCAATTAAGATTGTAATGACAAGTAGCGGAACAAATATTGTGCCTCTTGTCAAAGATATGAGAGCAATTGCACTTCAGAGGTAAGCATGAATGATTATGTGAAGGTGAAAGACAATGATGATTTAGTCAGAGACAAAAATAGTTCTGCTATTCTCAGTGTCGATATGGATGCTCTATCTAAATATAAGATGAGAAGAGAACAAGAACGAAAAAGAAATGAAGAGATTGACGAACTTAAAAAAGATGTTTCAGAAATCAAATCTCTTCTCTTACAAATGATAGATAAAGAAGGTAACAAATGACTGTTGCAGTATCAAACACAAATCTAAGTGATAGTTTTAATACTTGGAGATTGAATACAAATCTCGCCGCTACTGTTATCAGTAACAATGTTGTTACTGTAACGAGAGCAGGTTCAGCACAAAGGGGTGGCGTTGCACTTGGTAATGCTCACATTCAAGGTTCATTTAGTGCGACAAATATTAGAACATCTACTCTAAAGGGTGGAAATAACTCTACTGGAACAGGTGGAGCATTAACGATTGCGTCAAACACAACTGTATCAGCAACATCTCTTACTGTTTCTGCTAATGCAACATTCACTGGTAATGTCACATTCACTACTGCTGGCAATGACCGTGTGAATCTTGGCGATGTTTCTCGTTTGATTATCTCAGGTGGAACTGCTGGACAGTTTCTCAGACTTTCTGGAGCAACAGATAATCCTGCATTCAAATCACTAACACTCAGAGATATCACTGACCTTTCATCTAATGCTTCAAATATTATTCTATCTGGTGCTAACTCTTCATTTACTGCACAAGGTGGTCAACCAGCAGTCGTCTTTTCAAATGGAACAGACTACGCTTATCTACATCTAGCATCTGATGTTACTGCTGGCGACTCTGATGTTCATCTAAAACTTGTTGACGCCGCTGGCGATAGTCGTTTTCAGATTGCAGATTCATCAAATAGCATTGTGGGTCACATCAGTTCTTCTGGTGTTGCAACATTCACTGCTAATGTTGTAGCCGCTGGATTTACTTCAAGCGCAAACATTCTACCAAACTCTGATGATGCAGTAGACCTTGGTGCGCCTAACAGAGAGTTCAGAAATGTCTATATTGATGGCATTGCATATGTCGATGAACTTTCAATGGGAACATCTGCTGGTCAAGGCGTTTCTACTTCACTTATTCCTAAAACAGATGCCGCAGGAAATCTAGGTTCTGCTACTCGTAAATGGGGAACAGTCTGGGCAGATAATACAAACGGTGGCGCTGGTGTATTCAATACACTTGGTGTGAGTGGTGCTTTCACTGCTAACGGAACTGCAACATTTAATGGCGGTTTTGCACTAAATGGCAATGTAGACATTGGTGATAGTGCGGCTGATACACTTACAATTACAGCACAAGTTGATTCAGACTTTGATCCACAGACAGGATCACAGAGAAGTATGGGTGCAACTGACAATCGTTGGCACGAAATCTATGCGAATACTCTATATGCTAATACAATAACAACCGATAACAATCTCACTGTAGGTGGTGACTTGACTGTTACTGGTGCGACATCTCTTGCATCAGGACAAACATTTACTTCACCGATTGGAAGATTTACAAATCTTGTATCGACAACTTCTGCTGATTTTGAGGGTAATGTAACTCTTGGTAGTGACAATACAGACAACATCGTTATTAATGGTCTCATAGATTCCAGCATTATTCCTGACGATGATGATAGTTTTGACTTGGGTAGTGCATCAAAAGAGTGGAGAAATCTTTATGTAGATGGAACTGCTTCTATTGATACGCTGACAGTCGATGTCGCCGCAACACTTGGTGGTGACAGAGCAACAGTTTCTGGTAATGCTCATATCACAGGCACAGCATTTATCGGTGGTGGTATCAAAGATGGTGCTACTACAGTAATCGGCGCAAACGCTAAACTACACGCAAACAACACCATCACCGCTAAGACAATCACAACTACGATGATTGCTAACACGATGACAAGTGGTGGTAACTTTGGCTCTGCTACACAGATTCCTATCATTAATGTAAATGATAGAGGACAAGTCACTGGCATTTCTGAAACAAATGTTGCTGGTGTCAGTGGAATAACTTACACTTCAGCAAATAACAATCTACGCATTTCAACTGCTGATGGAACGACTTATGATGATGTCATCGACCCAGCAACAACTTCTGTAAGAGGTGTTGCATCGTTTGATAGCGGCGACTTTGATGTTTCTTCTGGTGCAGTCTCACTCAAGAATGCCGCTACTGGTGCTGTTCTTGCTATCTCTGCTACTGCAAATGAGACAACAGTGTCTCGCACAAATGGCACAGTCACAGTTGGTCTCCCAGATGATGTAACAATCGCTGGTCAGTTGAATGTCGGTGAGAATGTTATTGTAACTGGTAACTTGATTGTTTCAGGAACGACAACCACTGTCAACTCAGAAACTGTAAATATTGCTGATAACATTATTGTTCTAAACAGTAATGAGAGTGGCACACCTTCTCAGAATGGTGGTATCACTATTGAGCGTGGAACAGCAACTAACTATTCATTCTTGTTTGATGAATCAAACGATAGATGGACACTTGGTGATAGAAATCTCGTTGCTAACACCTTTATTGGTACCGCTACTGCTGTTGCTGATAACTCTGTTGCTCTTGGAACAAAGACAACTGGTGATTATGTTGCATCATTTACAGTAGGAACTGGACTTGACACAACTACAGCAACTGGCGAAGGTTCAACACCAAATATCACACTGGACTTGTCAGAACTATCCACCTCAACCACAGATGGTGATGGTGACTTCTTTGTTGTTGTTGATGCATCTAATGTTCAGAGAAAACTCACCAAAGGTAACATTGCAATCTCTGGCTTTAATACTACTAACGGTATTGCGCTAGGCACAGACACAACTGGCAACTATGTTGCTACTATTACCGCTGGAACTGGTCTTGCATCATCTGGTGCGACATCAGGTGAAAGTATTGCTCACACACTCTCACTAGACATGAGTGAGTTGACCGATATGACCGCAACGATGGTTGGAACAGACGAGTTTATTGTTCTAGATGCCGGCGCAGACAGACGCAAAGCGGCGAACGAAATTGGACTAAGTATCTTCAACAACGATGCTGGTTTCTCTACCACAACTGGTACTGTAACATCAGTCACCGTTGCTGCCGGCAGTGGACTTGATACCGGAGGAACTGTAACTACTTCTGGAACAATTACTCTAAATATTGAGTCAGATTTGCGTGGTGATGCATGGATCATTGGTAGAGATACTAGCGATTATTATTCAATTGGCACAACTACACATGATTGGTATCTAGATGGCGTCTTAGACATGCGTCTTGAAAACGATGGAGACTTGCATGTCGATGGTGATGTGGTCGCTTTCTCAACAACAACTTCTTCGGACGAAAAACTCAAAGATAATATCACACTTGTAGATGATGCTCTTGCTAAAGTTGAGCAACTCCGTGGTGTTGAGTTTGACTGGAAGAAAGATGGTTCTAGAAGCGCAGGTGTCATTGCTCAGGATGTAGAAAAAGTTCTTCCTCAAGCAGTAAAAACTGTAAGCGATTTGAATAGTGAAGAAGAATATAAAACGGTTAAATATGATGCGCTACACGCACTACTCATCGAAGCAGTGAAAGAACTTTCCGCAAGAGTTAAAGAACTAGAGAGCAAGTAATGGCCGCTAAAGCAAACATAGTTATCGAACAGGGCACAGATTATTCCACAACTCTTACGGTTCAAGGAACTGATGGAACTGCTACTGATTTGACTGGATATACTGGTGCTGGACAAATCAGAAAGCATTATACATCTAATACTGCTATAAACTTTACTATATCTTTTGGAACTCCAAGAAGTGATGGACAATTGACTCTTTCATTAGGAAGAGTAACTACTGCTAACATGGAATCTGGTCGTTATGTCTATGATGTTGAGATTACAAACTCTGCTAATACTCGCTCAAGACTAGTTGAGGGTATTGTCACTATCACACCAGAGGTTACTAAGTCATAGAGGACTCTTTATAAATATGTAGACAAGGAGAGTCTAAATGGCAACAGTAAAATTTTCACCAGCACAAAACAATTTTAAAGTAACCTTCCAAGGTGCTTCACAAGAAGTGACACTAAAGAATCAGGTCACTGCTGGTTCACGCTTGGATAGTCTTTCTGATGTGAATACTTCAGTATCACAAGCAAATGGTTCTATTCTTGTATATGATGCTGACACTGATACATATGTGCAAAGAGCAATTTTAACATTTGATCCTGCGAGTGGTGCTTTCAATCTTGATGGTGGAGAGGACGGCTTCTAATGGCAAATACTGTAATTCAGGTTAAGCGAAGTCAAAATACTGCCGCACCTCCAAGTCTTGCTAACGGTGAAATCGCTTACTCATATTCTTCTAACAAACTGTTTATTGGACAGACTGATACTGCTGCCTCACCAGTAAGTGTTGAGTATATTGGTGGTAAACTTCTTGTCGATAAAGTTGCTAATCTTGAATCTATTGTGATTGGTGGTGCGTCTGGTGATGCTACTCATGCAAATGTCACTATTACAAGCACGATGATACTTCAAAACTATACAAACAATAGTGTGTTGATTGTAAAGACTGGTGGTGTTGTCGAAGGTATTACTGGTTCATCTGGTAAAGTTATGCAGATTGCATCAAATAATACTCCTGTATTCGATGACTTAGATGGTGGTTCTTTTTAAGGTGATATAATGGACGACTATAGAGATGATGCTGTAAATTATGCAAAACTTGTTGTTGATTTAAAAAATGAAATAGACAGACAAAATGAAGTAATTAAAAATCTGCAAAACTATATTGATATACAGAAAAAGATGCCTGTTCCCTTAGATGTTGTCAAACAAGTTGCAGAGATGAAAGAAGAAATAAGTAAACTTAAAGATGAAGTGAATTACTATAAGAAACATCTTCCAAGTTCGGTAATTATAAATAGAGAAAAGAATAATACCACTCGCAAGGGGAGTGGACTCAGATAACTTAGGAGTGACGGAAAATGGCTTCCATTATTAAACTAAAGCGTTCATCTTCAGCGGGTGCCGCACCAGGCAGCCTAGAGACAGGTGAAATTGCTGTAAACTTATTTGACAGACGACTATATGTTGGTAACGGTGCTGGTGTTACTGCTGTTGGTGGTGAGACATTCGCCCTTACAGTTGATGAACCAACTACTGGTGCTGGTGCATACATCAAATTGCTTGGAGAAACTACTCCAACAACTAACAGTGTTCTACTTCAGGCTGGCACAGACTTAGATATTACCAAGCAAGCAAACGGTTCTATTCTATTTGAACTTGAAGATACAATTTCATCTAATACAACTGGTAGTGCGGCAACTCTAACAACTGCTAGAGCAATTCAACTTTCTGGAGATGTAACTGGTACAGCAAACTTTGATGGTTCTGCTGGTATTAACATCTCAACTACAATTGCGGCTGATAGTGTAGCACTTGGCACAGACACAACTGGCGATTATATCGAAAGCATCTCTGCTTCCAACTCTTCAGTTGTCATCACTGGTGGTAGTGGTGAAGGGTCTACACCAACTGTTGCTCTTGGCGACAATATTGGCGCTAACACCTCTGGTAATGCCGCAACAGCAACGAAACTTGCTACAGCAAGAGCGATTCAGGTTTCTGGTGATGTTGCTGGTACTGCTAACTTTGATGGTAGTTCTGCAATCAATATTGCAGTCACACAGCAAGCAGATTCAGTTGACCTTGGCACACATACGACAGGTAACTATGTTGCAACTGTTGCTGGTACTGCTAACGAGATTGAAGTATCAGGCTCTGGTTCTGAAACTGCGGCAGTTACAATTGGTCTTCCAAACGATGTAACAATTGGCAATGACTTGACAGTTACAGGTGCTGCTAGTGTTGGTGGTAATCTATCAGTCGATGGTAACTTGGAAGTTCAAGGCGCTGTAACATACATTTCTTCATCAACGGTTAATGTTGATGACAGTATGCTTAAACTTTCTGCTAACAACGCCGCAGACACAGTAGATACTGGTGTCTATGGTAAGTATGTTGTAAGTGGAAACAGTGCTATCCAATATGCTGGTTACTTCAGAGATGCTGGCGATGGTGTATTTAAGTTCTACACTGGTCTAGATGCAGAACCAACAACTACAGTTAATACAAGCGACACTGGCTATGGACTAGCACAGTTGGACGCTATTATTGACGGCGGAACATATTAAAACTATATAATTATATTAGACGGTCTTTATAGACATTGAACAAGGAGAGCCATAGATATGGCGTCAGTAGTAAAAATAAAGCGCAGTGCCGTTCAAGGCAAGGCGCCAACCACTAGTGATATCACAGCGGGCGAAATTGCTCTTAATACCAGAGATGGTAAACTATTTTCGTCTGATGGCTCTTCTGTTTTTGAAATTGGTGCTAATACGACATCCTCAACGATTGGCACACTGACTGTTGGTAATACAAATCCATTTACATTACCTACCACAGATGGTTCAGATGGTCAAGTTCTGAAGACAAACGGTTCTGGAACTGTAACTTGGCAAGATGATGCTAGACAGACATTAACTGTAAATGCAAACACTAGTATCAATACTGCAACTATTGTTGATAGATTCGCAAAAGCAAGTTATAGAAGTGCTAAGTATACTGCTCAAGTTTCTAATATTGATGGGCATCAAGTATCTGATGTCCTAGTTCTTCATAGCAACAATACTGTCCACTTTACAGAATTTGGACAACTTTGTGTTTCTAGCAAAGCAAGTCTTGGTAATTTTGGAGCGACAATCGTTGGTGCAAATGTGAATCTAACATTCACGCCCACAACTGCCGCATATCATTCAGTTATATCTCTTAATAGAACATTGATTGAAGTCAATGATGCTGAGGCCTTTGAAGGCGATGCTGCCCAAGACTTTGAAAATGACAATGGTGGTGTAATTGATTTGGGTTCTGTTGCTGAAGCGTCAACCGCTTCAGATGATTGGGGTAGCGTAGCATAGAGTTATTATAAATAACATTTAATATAGCAATAGGGGAAAGTGAACCTGTGGCACAAAAAAACTTTGTAGTAAAAAACGGTCTTAGTGTAAACACACTAGAGATTATAGATTCTAACGGTAACATTACCGCCAACACCATAACTGGTGCATTACAGAATGCTAATCTCGGTGGAACTACAACAATCGTTATTCTAAATGTCACTGGCAATACCGCTCTAGGCAATGTTGCTCTCTCAGGTGATATCATTCCCTCTGCTAATAACACATATAATTTAGGCTCTGCTGAAAGAGCATTTAGTGAATTATTTTTGTCTGGTGGAACAATCACTCTGGGTGGTGTTGCACTAAAAGAAAGCGGTGCTGGCGGCACACTTGAAATTTCAGATAAAAATGATCCTACTGCGAATGTTGTAATTTCAGCAAATGCAGGAATCGTAATAAATGGTGTTACTTCTGTCAGAAATGACGGAAGACTTGGTGATGATGTTTTGGGAACAGGCTTTACAGATAGCACACTCACTCAGTTTCCTACAGGTGATTATGATGGAGATGATGCTTTTGTAGGACAAACACAGTTATCAACCGATCCTTTTGGTGTTCTAACAGCAAATACATATAGTATGATGGAGCCAAAGGGTAGACAGAAGACACAAGATTTAGGAACAGTTACTTAGTAAGGGATTAAAAGAATGGCAACTACAGTTCAATTTAGAAGAGGGACAACTGCACAGAATGATGCCTTCACTGGTGCAGAAGGAGAACTATCAGTCGATACCACTCTCGACCAACTCCGTATTCATGATGGTTCTACCGCTGGAGGACATAAAGCGGCCAGACAAGTAGACCTTAATACAAAAATGTCTGTTGCTAATACTCAAGCCCTTGCTAACGCAAGATTGGGTGGGGCGGCAACTGTAACTATGGTTGGAGACTTGACTGGCTCTAACAGTTTCAGTTCAAATGCAACGAGCATTGTTACAACTCTAGCATCTACAGGAACGCCGACTGGCACATTTGGTTCCGGCTCTCTTGTTCCTGTCATTACTGTTGATGCAAAAGGTCGTATTACAAACATCTCGAACACTTCAGTAGCAGGCGTTTCTGACCTTAATTACTATAGTGCAAACTCCACTCTACGCATTGATACCGCAGATGGTTCTCAGTTTGATGCTACGATTTCTACAAATGATAAGATTACTGTTGCTAATGCACAAACACTTGTTGCGGCTCGTTTGGGTGCAACTGCTTCTGTTACTCTGACAGGGGATGTTTCTGGTTCAGCATCTTTCAGTAGTAATGCTGTTTCAATCACTACAACAATTGCTGATGACTCACACAATCATATCATTGGTAATGTCGATGGATTGCAAGCGGCACTAGACAATCGTATGACTGTTGCTAATACTCAAACGCTTGTTGGTGACAGACTGGGTGCCACTGCTACAGTTGAAATCACTGGTGATGTTGCTGGCGGACCTACTGCTTTCTCAGGTAATACAGTTTCGATTGCTGTAACTCAACAAAACAACTCAGTTGATTTGGGAACACATACAACTGGTAACTATGTTGCGACTATCTCAGGCACTGCAAACGAAGTTGAAGTATCTGGTTCTGGTTCAGAGACAGCCGCAGTAACAATCGGACTTCCAGACAATGTAACACTTACTGGAGACTTGACTGTTTCTGGTGGTGATATTACACTTGGTGGAACAGGTCGTATTCAAGGTGTTGATACAGTAAGTGCTGGAACAGACGCCGCTAACAAGACATATGTTGATAATGCTGTCGCTGGTGTTGTAGATTCTGCTCCAGCGGCATTGGATACTCTCAATGAACTAGCCGCCGCTTTGGGTGACGATGCTAACTTTGCTACCACAGTTTCTACTAACATTGGACAGAAACTAGGTGCTACTGCTACAGTCACACTAACAGGCGATATCACTGGTTCAGCATCATTCTCTGCTAATGCGGTTTCTATCGCTACGACATACAATAACGATGTGGTGCTTGGAACTGATACAAGTGGTAACTATGTTGCGACAATCACTGGTGGAACTGGTATAGATTCATCTGCGGCAACAAGTGGTGAAGGAACTACGCATACTCTTTCACTAGATTTGAATGAACTCGCAACATCCACAACAAATACTGATGGTGATTATTTTGTAGTTGTAGATAGTGCTGATGGTTCACAACACAAGTTGACAAAAGGCAACATTGCAATTTCTGGTTTCAACAACGATGCTGGATATTCAACCACAACTGGAACTGTGACATCAGTTGGAGTGACAGCAGGCACAGGTCTTTCTGGTGGTGGCACAGTCACATCATCAGGGTCTATCTCTCTTGCGCTTGATATGTCTGAACTCACTGATATGACTGCGACTATGATAGGAACAGATGAGTTTATTGTTCTAGATGGTGGCGCAGATAGAAGAAAGGCCGCAAACGAAATCGGACTAAGTATCTTCAACAACGATGCTGGTTTCTCAACGACTACTGGTACTGTGACAAGTGTTGCTACTGGTGGTGGTCTAACTGGTGGAACAATCACTGGTTCTGGAACTATCTCACACGCTGATACATCTTCACAGGCTTCTGTCAACAACTCTGGTAGAACATATATTCAAGATATCACCCTTGATACCTATGGCCATGTGACTGCTATTGCTTCTGCAACTGAAACTGTTACAGATACCAATACGACTTACACAGCCGGCGGTGATTATGGTATGACTCTCAGTGGCACAGAGTTTCGTTTAGAAAATGATAGACGCCGTAATAGTTCCACCGATGATATCTATAGTGGTAACACCCACGACTACACCCACTATGACTCTGATACTGGTATTCGTTGGTATACAGCCGGCGCCGAAGAAATGCGCCTTGAAAATGATGGTGACCTCCATGTCGATGGTGATGTTGTTGCATTCTCAACAACGGTATCTGACCGTAGACTTAAGGAAAACATTCTACAAATTGATAATGCACTAGAAAAAGTTTCTAAGATTAGTGGTTATACATTCGATTATAAGCATAATGGTAAATCTGGTGCTGGTGTTATTGCTCAAGAAATTGAAGAAGTTCTACCTTCTGCTGTAACCAGTAAAGTTATGGAAATGCAGACAGGCGATGCTGAAACTGAGTATAAAACAGTTGAATATGACCAGGTCATCGGCCTTCTAGTGTCAGCAATCAATGAACTACAGGCAGAAATTGCTGAATTGAAAAAGCAATAAACGAATCGTAGTTTACAAAACATATAAATAGTTCCAGAAACAATAACTTCTGGAACTATTAACTATGGCAAATCCTCGCTCAAGAACAGAATTAAAAAAATACTGCCTTCGTAGATTGGGTCATCCAGTAGTTGAGATTAATATTGATGAAGACCAGATGCAGGATAGAATTGATGATGCATTAGAGTTTTATCGTGACTATCACTTTGATGGCACAGAGAGAACATTTCTAAAGCATCAAGTTTCTGCATCTGACATCACAAACGAATACATCTCTATTCCAACTACAATTACGGGTGTAGTAAATCTATTTCCTGTAGGAACTGGACTAAACGCAAACAATCTATTCAACTTGCGCTATCAGATTACTTTGAACGAAATCTATGACTGGGCGCATTCGCAGTTTCAAAACTATGT